TCTGACGATGCTCTCGGCCTGAACGGCGCGATGGCGCGTCTTGGTCAGCTCACGGGCAGCGTTCTCGCTGATAGTGCCGTCCTCCACTTGCTGGGCAAGATCGGGCGGCAGTCGCAGGCCCAGGGCCTCCTGTGCCGCCTGGACGTAGGGCATCACCCCGGTCAGGAAGCTCTGGAAGTCCCCCCGGCGCAGGCTGGCGCCCACGCCGAGCAGCATGTTCACGTCATCAGCGGCAAGCTGGTGCTCGCGCAGATAGCCGGTGAGTTGGCGATGCTGGGCAAGCTCGGGTTCCACGCTGGTGAGCGCGGTGCGAGCTTCGTCACGCTGTTGCAGCAACCGCTCCACACGACGCCGCGTCTCAGGCTTGAGGCGCTTGAGTTCGGCTTCGGACGGATCGGCACTGAGCGGATCGGGTTGGGTCGGGGATTGGGATTGAGCTTGGGTCGGCGGGACAGGGGCGGGGTCGCCCGTCTGTGTCCCGGTTTTGCCCGCCACATCCGTGTCCTCGCCCGGGACAGGGGGCGTGTCCCCATCTTGCTTGGGCTGGAGCACCGAGCGAACTGCGGCCAGCAGTCCTTCACGGTCGGATTGGGGCTTGTCGCCTGACGGGGGCGAGGTGCGGTCGGCGCTTGACGAAGGCGCATCGGGAGCAAGGTTCGTCTGGTCGGCGGGCGCGGGTTGGCTCTCAGGCGCGGGTGACGGGTCCGCGACGGTCGGGCTGCTGTCCTGGACTGTCGTTTCCGACATCCACAATCCCTCTGAGGTTACGCCTCAATGGGTTATGGGCGCGCTCACAGGGTTTTGTCCAGCGTTGGGTGGAGCGGACACAACACCTGACTGGACACTACTCGTCCGTGTCCTCGGTGTCCTCCAGCCTGGCGTGCTCGTGAAGGTGAATAAAGTCATCCTCGCAAAGCCACACACCGTCCCGGTCCTGGACCGCCGCGCGTTCGCCGCAGCACTCGCAGAGAAAGCGCTGGTCGCTCATCAGAGCCGCCCGCCGAGCGTCAGGATCACCACGATGATGAGAATGATTATCAACGCGCCGCCGCCGAAATAGGGGCCGCCATAGGCATAACTGCCGCCCACACCACCCAGGAGCGCCACCACCAGCAAGAGCACCAGTATGAAGGTCAGGCTCATGGCTGCTTACCTCGCACAAGCCAATCCAGCGACTTTCCCGTTGCATCTGCAATCGCGACGAGATTAGCAATCGACACGCCTTTGTGGAGGCACACCCACGTGCTGATGGTGCTGCGGCCAACGCCGAGACGGTCAGCCGCACGAACGGTCCAGCCAACTTCTGGCCCAACCATGGCGACCAAGGCGGCACGCACCCTATCGGCTTGTCCCGGGCAGATCATGGCGTGGGCAGCCCGCCGCCCCGGCGCATCCGCGGCATAGCGCCGCCCGTGCCGGGCCGGTTGCCGTTGACGCCGAACACTTGCATGGGCGGGACACGGGGGCCGAGTGCGCCCGCCGTCTCGGGACCCTGGATCGCGTTGGTGGCGCCCGCGGGACCCTGGGCATTGGGATCGGCTTGCGGGCTGGGGGGACGCGGCGGACCGCGTCCCGCCCCCGAGGGACCGGAGCTGGCAGCCCCGTCCCGTCCCTCACCCTCACGCCCCGGCTGGCCAGCCTCGGTGGGAGCACCCGGCGGCGGACGGGACATGAGCTGGTTGAGCGCTTCCATCGAAGGCACGCCTTCGGCGAACGCCTCGGTCAGGTCGATATTGTCACCCATGCGCTTGATGAGTTCCTTGGCCAGCCACTCCGGGGAGATGCCCGGGATGCGCTGAAGCAAGGGCACGAGCTGGACGATGTTGGCGACTTCCTGCTGCTTGTTCGGCAACCCGTCGCCGCCGGCCTCCACTTCCAGCCACATGTTCTTGGCGATCATGTCCGCGGTGAGCTGCGGCCACACGGCGCCGGGGCCGACCACCGACATCACGACGGACGCGGACACGTTCAGCAAGAGGATTTGCCCGGCACTTCTGGCGATCTCGGACAGGACATCGTTCAGGTCGGCGGTCACGCTGGACAGGTCGGTTTTCTGGCTGAACTGAGCGACCGACACCTCGGTGGCCGTGGCCCCGGACGTGGTGCCCTGGTCCGCCTGGTCCGAGCCGAGCACCCTAAGTAGGTCCTCGAACGTGGGCGCGGTGTCATACACCGCCGGGTCAATCGGCGGGTTCTTGACCACTTGCAGCACGTCCTCGATCTTCTGTCCCGGCGCCAGCGCGTTGAGTTCCAGGAGCGCGTTGGCCGGGTGCGTCTTGAGCTTGTCCTTGTCGGTTTCCTCCAGGACACCGGCGGCCACCGCCGTCTTGGGCCGGTTCGCCCGGCGATGCTCGCGCAGCCCCTGGCGCGCACGGTTGAGTTCCAGCTGCATGTCCCGCAGCAGGTCGATGTCCGACTGCGGGTAAATCTGCCGGTCGTCATAGGCTTCGTTCAGGATGATCGCGAACCAAGGCCAAAACCGTTCCATTTCCGGCTCGGGCTTGGCCGGCTCCTCCAGGAAGTCGGGATAGCCGTCGCACACCACGAAGGTGGCGCCGTCGCGGCGGGAGTATATCTCCCAAACACAAGCGGGGCTGTCATCGCGCATGGACCCGGAACCACGGTCGGCCCGGCCGCCGGCCACGTAATGACTTTCGGCCGTGGTCTCGCTGGACAGGCCGTCATGGCTATAGGCGGTGTAGCCGGCAGCGCCCACGTCCACGCCGTAGACCTCCTGGATTTGGTCGGGGTAGAGCAGGTATTCCTGCGCCACCCAGTCCGCGCCAAGGAAGTTGCGCAAGGAGCGGCACCGCCGATCCGGGATGATCGCCGTGCTGTCCGGGTAATCCAGCGACAGCCCCTCGCGCACGATCAGGGAGCCTTCTTGAGTGAGCGTCTGAATGTCGATGCGCAGCTGCTCGGCCTCGGCGTCCGTGTCATGGAACTGGGCGTCGGCAAAGTCCGCTGAGAGACGTTCGATGTTGGCCAGGCGCTCGCTCATATCAGCGATACGGGCCTCGATCTCCGGGGACATCTGCATCGCCCGCTGAAACCCGAGCTTGACGTAGCCCACGCCCGTGACCACGGCCCGGCGCACGGTCATCTTCATCATCGCCTTGAACGAGTGGGTCTGCTCGTCGAGGTTGTATTTGTAGAAAATCTCCAGCGTCTTGCCGACGCGCTCCATCATGTCGTCATAGGCTTTGACCTGCTGCACTTCGGCCAGGATTTGCTGCGCCTGCGGCGGCGGCGGCATCCCGAACTCCATGGATTGCAGCATGGCCTTCTGCGACTGCTCGATCTGCGCCTGGGTCCCGTCCCAGGTCTGCGCCATGATCCGGTCCCGGCGCTTGGCCCGCACCGTGGGATCACTGGGGTAGAGTTCCGCCGTGCGCTGGAGCACGTGGCGCAGCGCGATGTTGGCCACGTAACGATCATCGCGCTCCAGCCGATCCGTGTCTGTCACGCGGCGCCGGCGCCGGCGCCGGCCGGTGTTGGTCGTGGCCTGCCACTGATCGCCGGCGACGAAGTCCATGTTCCAGCGCATCCGGTCATAGGCCGAGCGCCAATGACGCTTGGCATCGCGCACATCGGTGACCCAGCGTTCGACCAGCTTGCGGCGGGCCTCGGGCGGGGTGGGCCGGTCCCGGGAGACCATTTTGGCGCTGGGGTCCCGGAGGGACGGGGCCGGGGACATCATGTCCTGTCCCGGGACACCAAGCCCTTGGCCGCCCAGGAGCGAGGCCATGCCGCCTTGGCCGATGCCGGCGAAGTCGCTCATGGCCTAGAACCCTCCTGTGGCGTAGCTCACCTTGACGGCACGCTCGGCCTGATCGCGCGCCATCTTGAGCGCGCCGAACGTGCCTTCGGCGCTCTCGCGGGCGCGGAACTTGTGCGCCTCGGGAGCACCCACCTGGAGCGTCAGGCCCAGGCCGATATACGCCAGTGCGTCAACGAAATCATCATGGGCGTCATAAGGGAACTTCAGCAGCTGGTCGCGCGCCGCCGGCCACCAGATCGCGCGCTCGGGAAAGCGCACCTTGCCCATGGACATGCGGCCCTGGATGCTCTGCGCCCGGGACTGCTTCTCGGCGATAGGCTGCATCTCGATCACCGAGCAGAACGTCTTGGTCTCCAGCATACGCTTGCGCAGGAAGGGGCCGATAGACTTGGAGACATGCGAGCGTTCCGCCCACCAAAAGACCGGCTTGTGGGCGCGCATCAGCCGGATCATGGCCTCGCAGGCTTGCTCGGCGGTCATGTGGCGCCACACCAGATCGGGCAGCACCCAAATCGTATCGTTCTCGTCCACGCCGACACAGAGCAAGCACGTCTTGTCTGCGTTCTGGCGCAGGGACACGGCGTGGTCGGACGCGGCATAAACCCGCAGAGCGCCGGGCAGCTCGTTGGGTTTGTATGTGTGCAGCCACTTGCCCGAGAAGAACGCGCCGCCGGCGGGACTGGGCTTACCCTGATAGAGCGCGCTGAAACCCCGGCTGTCCCGGCGCTGGAGCGAAAGCAAGAACTCGACGCCGAACCGGGAGGGCCATAGCGCTTCACCGGCTTTGCGGCCCAGCACGTCCTTGCCGTCCTCCAACGCGGTGGCCGGCATGTCGATGATGCGCCACTCGGCGGCTTCTTCAGGATCGTAATAAGCGTTGGTCGGATCGGTGAGCCGGCCCACGAGGTCGTCCTGGTGCCAACGGGTCTGGATCAGCATGATCCGGCCGGTCTGGTCCATGACGCGGGACGCGATGACTTGCGTGAACCAGGTCCAGAGCGTGTCCCGGATGGTCGGGCTGTCAGCTTCGTGGCGATCTTTGAGAGGGTCATCGATGATGAGCACGTCGCCGCCGCGGCCCGTGGTGGTGCCGCCGCGGCCGACGAAGGCCATCACGCCGCCCTGTTCCGTCTCCAGGCGATCCGAGGCCGCCGAGTTCGGCTTGATGCGTGTCCCCGGGAACACCTGGGCATAAGAGGGCGACTGCATCACGTCGCGCACGGCCCGGCCGATGTCCAAACCGAAACGCTCGTTGTAGGTGCCGAAGATGAGCGAGTTGTAGGGGTTCCGGCCCGAATACCAGGCCGGGAACATCTTGGACGCGAGCTGGGTTTTGCCATGACGAGGCGGCAACGAGATAATCAGGCGAGTGATGGCGCCCTTTTCGAGTTCCTCTAAGGCGGCACATATCACGCGATGGAAACGCTCGGGAACGTAGCGTGAATAATCGGGCTCGGCCTCGTGTCCCGGGACAGGCATCATCAAGCGCGTGAACGCCAGCATGTCGCCGTGCGCGTCGATGCACGCAATCAACCGCTGCAGGACCAGTTCGTAGCGTTGTTCGTCCCGGGTCATCTCACCCGTTCACCGGTTCGACCCACTGTTGATTGTGAATT